CCTGCGATCATTCTGATTCGATAAGGATGATCGCGAAGTAGCACGCAATGGCCTGGTGGCAGAGTGGTCATGCAGCGGCCTGCAAAGCCGCGTACGCCGGTTCGATTCCGACCTAGGCCTCCATTGCAATCAACGACTTAGGCGCTTATGGCGCCTTTTTCTTTGCCTGAAATCCGGCGTTTGCGGGTCAAAATCCGGCCTTTGCCACTCGTTTTGGAGTGGCAAACTGGCGTAAGCTTCTTGATTATCCGATGACGCGAGTTTTTTGCATGGCCACAAAGCGCCTCCGAAATGATGCGTGGCACTACACGATCAGGCGTGCCGGTCTGCTGCCTAAGCCGCTCTATCTGAGTTTCGCGGATGAGGCCGAGGGTGATGAGTACGTGCGTCGGGTCGAGGCGTTGCTCGATCGCGGTGTAGTGCCCGAGGAATTCGGCAAGAAGCGCGAGGTACAGGTCAGTCTCCGTGACAGTGTGCGCCGGTATCTCAAGGAACAGCACACGGCACCGGATGATCCGGGGCTGCTGCGGATCGTGTTGCAGCGGCTGCCGATCGACATGTCGCTCGCCAGTATCACGTTCACATGGGCGACTGGTTGGGTCACTGCGATGAAGCGTGAGCAGAACCTGGCGCCGTCGACGATCCGCAAACACGTGGGCGCGCTGGCGCGCTGCCTCGACTGGCTGGCTGGCCATGGTGATGTGCCGTTCAACCCGTTGCGATCGCTCGCCAAGGGTTACGCCACATATACGCCGGATGATGTGGCGGCAGTAGCTGTGATCGACGGCCGAGCGAAGGTCGACACCGAGCGCGATCGACGACTCGAGAAAGGCGAGGACAAGAGAATTCGCGACATTCTTGCTGGCGAAAAGCCGAGGGATCGTCAGCGCGCACTTGAGCTGAATCATGCCGACGCATTAAATCTCTTGTACGACACGGCGCTGGAATCGGCCATGCGACTGAGCGAAATGTTTACGCTGTCCGTGTATCAGGTCGACTTAAAGAAGTGCACGATCTTCCTTGAGAAAACCAAGAACGGAAGCAAGCGGCAGGTACCGATCACGACGGTGCTGCATGCTTTGTTAAAAGTGGCGCTGAAAAAACGCGACGAGAGCGAGCTGCTTTTTCCATGGTGGAATGGTCAAAAGGACCGAAAGAACCTAAAGCAGGCGTCGACGTTATTGTCGCGGCAGTTCGCGCGAATATTCAGCGCAGCAGGGTGCATGGATCTGCATTTTCACGATCTGCGGCACGAGGCAACCAGTCGGCTATTTGAACGCACGAAGCTGTCAGACATGGAAATTGCCAAGATCACCGGGCACAAGAGCCTGAGCCAGCTGGCCCGGTATGCGAACCTGCGCGGATCTAACCTCGCTGGCCAGCTGTGGTGATTTCGTAGGCGTCGAGGTTGGGCATGGCTGTCTTGCTGCCACGTCGGCGGGTGACGGCAGGTGTCGGGGAAGCGGCGGGCTGCTTGCGCAGCCGGCGCTTGTCGGCTTGTTTGCGGCCCTGCTCGCGTACGTAGGTGATCAGATCCTCGCGCAGCAGTACGCAATGCTTCTGGTTGCACGACAGCGCAGGCACCTCGCCGGTGTCGACCAGTTCTTTCATCGCCTTGAAACCAATGTGTAGCAGCGCAGCAGCCTGACTGAGGTCCATGGTGTCGTCGTTGGCGGCCGGTAGGGTGTTCATGCTGCCGGTGCCTTTACGCATTGCATCACCGTCTTGCGGCCTCCGAGAATTGCCCGCACCATCGGCTCACTGGACAGAATGGGGAGTTCACGCATGGCATGTACCTCGATCGACTGGAATGCTGTCGGTGCTGTAGCAACGGCTGCAGCCACTCTGGTGGCGCTTTGGTTGGGTATCTACGGAATGTGGCATTCGCGAAAAGAAGCGGAGCGTCGCGACAAAGATGCAAAAATGAGGGGTAGCGTCGCATTGGCAATGCAGGTTCCCGAAATCGCGAGACTGGTGGCTTTGTTTGACCGCATCGAAGGTCACTATGTCGCGATGAAGCAACCTGGCGCGAACATCCGATCGCACATTTTGCAACTCGCCCAGCTGGCACCTGAAATAGCCAGCAACCTGCAGGACAAGCAGATCCATGACTTTTTCGATATGCCGGAGCATCTGCGGTACAACCTCCCGACGGTCATACATGCACTGCCGGCAGTGGCTGCGCATGCATCGCGGGTGGCGCGCTTGAATCCAGGAGTTGGGGCAGACAGCAAGACGCGAGAGGAATTTTTCGCTGAAGTAGACTTCGCTCTCGATTACGCCAGTAGTTGCGGGGTCGACTTCCGAGCAGCATACGACTACGCGAAAGAGCACCTGCTGCCGATGCAACTCGAAAACATGAAGGAGCATTTGCCGGAACGATTTCAGCCGACGGCGGAAGGTTAATTGCAGAATCACGCTGCGATCGCCTCCCGCTCAGTAATGCGGTCTAGGGTTGTGCGCGCCACAATTTCGTTGTCAGCAGCTGCCGCGTGTGCTTGTGCGCGTGCCTGGCGCTCGGCTTCGTCGTAGACCTCGCGCGGTGATGCGCGCAACACAAGGTCGAGCTGATCGCGCAGGCTAGGGGCGCCGGCGTCGTCGGTGAATTGGTAGGCTGCGCCCATGAATATGGCGACGCGGCGGTCATGCATGCGAACCACTTGCGGCTTTGCCGGGCGGTTGGCGAATGGGGTGCGTGTGGCTGTCATACGGCGATGGCCTCGGCAAGTGCGTTTTGGGCGAAGTCGACACGGGCCTGCTGCAGGTCGGCCTCGATATCGTTCCAGCCAAACGCGGGCTGGTCGCGGTAGCGGTTGACGATCTGCTGCGGGGAATAGCGCTCGATCGCGCGGGCGTCGACATGGTTTCGGTGTTGCAGGTAGATGCACCCGTCATCGGCCACCCAGCACATGTGCACGCTATTACCGTGGCCGGCCTTCACGCGTACGCTGATGTTGATTGCAGCGGGCGTGAGGTTGCCGGCGATGTGAGCGATGGGACGTGTGCGTTGCATGCGACTCTCCAATAGCCGCCAGCAAAGCGCCGGCGGTAGCCTGGTGGTTGGGTGGTTACGGGGCGAGCAGCACTGCTAGGCCCCAGGCCAGCAAGCCAACGATCAGTGCGCGACGGATGCGCAGCTGTCGGAATGTAGGAAACCAGCCCTCGTTGCGGATGCTGATGTGCAGCACCAGCGAGAGTGCGCTGACGATCACGCCGGTAAAAAACATCGGGTGTGTGAGCGCATCGATCATGTCTTGGCGCCACCGCGCAGCAGATCCATTGCCTGGTGCATCTTTTGCTGCGCGGCTACCTGCAGGATGCGGGTGGGCGCTTCTTTCTCGGCGTGCAGCGCGTGCACCAGATCGAGGTAGGCGCGATGGATGGCCGCCAGCTCACGGGCCAGTTTCGACTCGCCGCGCACGATCAGCTCAGTAACGGCACGGTTCGCGACAGCGGATGCGTGGGGTAGTTTTGGCTGTGGCGGGTTCATGGTTGCCACCCGAGCAACATGGCGAGCAGAGCCACGCCGGTGCCACTGCTGGCGAGCAGCACGACGGCACCCATCAGCGCCCACACGGTGGGCATGCCGTCATGCAAGCGCCACCCCGCCTCGGCGAAGCGATCCCACCACGATGCACGTGGTGTACGCACGGCTTGCGGGTGACGCAGGGGTGCGGTGCTCATGCGGCGGCACCGACTTTGCAGCGACGACGCTGGGTGCGCATCGGCAGCGGCAGCGCCAGCTGGGCGTAGTCGGAGCCCCACTCGCATTCGGCGGCGGCCAGTGTTTCATGGCGTGCCGTGCGCGACCCACAGGAGCATTCAAGGCTGTGGCGTTGCGCGGTGGCAAAGAACAGCACTGGCTCACTGCTGCTACGGCCAGCAGTGCGTATGTGGCGCGGCTCGCGGATGCAGTTTCGGCAGCGGGTGAAGCGTCCGGCTAGGTGTGTAATGACACGTTCGATCATGATGCCCTCCAGTGCCGCGTTGGGCGGCTGGAAGGAGATATTAGGTATGTCCTAACATTTAATCAATAGGTTAATCCTAATAAAAATCAACATGAAATTAAGGGTGGCCCGTTGTTAAGGCGCTTGTTTTTGATCCACTTGGGCGATAAAGCGCTTGAGCGCGTTGTATGCCTTGCTATCTCGGCTGTCGTCGATGACGGCTCCATCCACGGTGCCGCTGGTCGTGCCTACGCGCACCCATACGCGATGCGCCATGGTGATGCGACGCACGACGTCCAGTGGGACGGCAAAGGTTTGCGTGGACTCGCGCAGCACGCCGCTGGGGTTGTCGTAATCGGTGGGCGTTGCGCCTGGCTGCAAATCCACGACGCTGCCGTCGATGTTGAGCAGCGCCGACTGAATGCCGAGGTATTCGGCGCCGCTCAACTGGATGCGCAGGAATGCTCGATCGGGATGGGTTGATGACCACTGCGCACCGAGGTTGACGCAAGTTGTTGCGATTCTGCAGATGCCGCCATGCGGGTCGATATCAATCACGCGCGAGCCATCAAAGCCGCTGCGTTGAACGATGGGCGCGTGGCCGCTAGTGGTGGTGCAGCCCGTCATGGCGAGCAAGAGCGCGAGCGCCAGCAGGCGCTGGATTGGTGGCGTGTGTTTCATGGTTCCGTCCATTGGCCGCCGACGCCGGTGCGAACCGGCGCCGGTTGGCGTGTTATGGGGTTTCGATGGCCGCAAGGGCGCCGAGTAGCAGGATGCGCACGCGGGCTTGGGTGACTTCATTGGCGGCGCGGTAATTGAGGATCATGGCGACCTCGCGCGGCGAAAGTGCAGACTCATTAGTTGCCGCGTTGTCGGGCGGTGGCTTGGGTTCGGTTTGGCTGTAGGTAGTTAACCTGGCATCTTCTGATTTGTGCATACGGTCACTGGTTTCCGCCCTGTTGGAAGCGGTCAATAGTGGGCCGTAAGAAGTTACGTTTCAACCGTCGAGCGTTGACGGTCTGCTATTTTTTACGGGTTGCGCGGGCCTTTGCTGCAGGCTCCAGCGCCTTGTCGACCAGATCCTGCAGACCTTCCTCCGACATGCGGTAATGGCGCACCAGCGCAAGCTCACGAGGGGTAAGTACGAGCGGCGGCATGTCGACATAAGGGCCACCGTCGTCGGCATGCTGTGCCGTGTCGCGCTTGGGCAACTGGCCGAAGTACAGCCATTCAAAGCGCACGCTGTAATCGGCAGCCAGGAGGCGCGCGCGTTCAGGCGATGGCATATGGGTGCCGTTGAGCCATGCGTTGGCGGTGACCACACTGGTCTTGTGGCGCTTGGCGAGGCCGGTGCCGGCGCCGCGTCCGGTGTTATGGCCCACATCGGTCATGGCCTCTTTAAGGCGCTGGGCGAAATCGTGTGAATCGTGTGCTGGCGGGTGAATAGGCATGACCTAAATTGTCCCTGATTTGATATTAGGCTCGCCTTGTTGACATATTATTAGGTCAAACCTAATAATAGGGTCACTATGAATAACGAAGCCCTCGACAAAGCATGCGACGCGATGGGGAGCCAAGAGGCGCTTGCAAAGGCGCTGTACATCCGTTCGCCGTCTATCTCTGAATGGCGCAAACGCAAGCGAGTGCCTGCAGGGCGTTGCCGCGACATAGAAAAGGTGACGGGCGGGCAGGTAACACGCCATGACCTTCGCCCGGATCTCTACGGCGAGCAGGTAACGCGCCATGACCTTCGCCTGGATCTCCACAACGAGGTATCCAGCGACGCAGAAGCGTTGGAGCAGCAAGCGGCTTGATGTGTAAGGCACGTCGCCCAAGGTAGGGCGGCGTTTTTTTGGACTGTTCATCTGATGGTTCTCCCTCGCTGAGGTAATGGATATGTACGACGACCCAACCCACATCCGCGACCGTGAAATAAAGGTCCGACTCAATGACGACGAGCTGGCGCTGGTGGAAGCCGCTGCCCGTTACAACCACCGCCAGCGCGCGGCCTTCATTCGTGAAGTGCTGATGAGCTGCATTGCGGGAATCGAGCAAAAGGTTAGCGACCAGACACAGGCCGCCTGAAGGCCCTTATGCGGGGCCTCAAGGAGGGCTTGTGCCAGATGTAGGAATCGCCTTGACCACGGCAGAGCACCGCCGGCTTGAACGTATCGCGTTAGCCCAGGGCGTCACCGTGGAGCAGCTTGCGGAACAGCTGACCAAGGAATGGCTGGCAAAGAAGTTCGGACGCCCGGCCATACCGGGCAAGGTCTTACAGATGCGGCCAGCGGTCGCGAAAAGGGAAATGCAACGTGGACGTGATTGATGTGGCACAGCGACGACAGGCGGAAGAAATCGAGTACGTGCTGGCAGCTCGGCGCACGCCGCCGCGAGGCTTGACGCATTGCGAGCACGGTGACTGCGGCGAAGCGATCAGCGACCAGCGGCAACAGATGGGCGCGCGGCTGTGTATCGACTGCGCGACGGTGCACGAACAGGAGGCGCGACGGTGGGCACCGCGCGCGTACGGTTAAAGCCATGCCCGCTCAAACCATCGGAGCGCGCAGCGATGCGCGCCGCAGTGAATCAGATTACCCAAGCGCTCACGCATGGCGTGACGCCGGAACAACTAGCGCAGGCGCATACCGAGCTGCAGGCGCTGAATGCGCCACGCCAGCCGCAACTGCCGCTAAAGGGGAGGCCGTGAGCGACGGCTGGATGTCGCCGGTGCCCAAGCGCATGGGCGGGCAGGTGCGCGTCTGGCGACCGGGCCGCTCGCTGCACGCCATCGCAGATATCGTATCGACACGTGCATGGACTGGCCGCGGCGTGCGTGTTTTCCATTGGCCGGATGGCACATGGGCCATCGTCGCCGTCGACACGACGGCCGACATACGCATGGTGCGTGAGTGTGCTGCATTCCTGTTTGCCACTTATGCACGGGGTGCGCTGTTTACTCGCGTGCTGACGGAGCTGCGTTGGGCGGATAGGGAAGCCGAGGCCATGCGCGCATGATCAATATCGAGTCACTGCTGGCCAGAGTTGATCTAGTAGATATCGTCGAGCGTTTCGGCGTTGATCTGAAACGGCAAGGTAGCGACGGCGAATACAGCGGGCTCTGCCCATTCCACAGCGAGCGCTCGCCCAGCTTCACGGTGGCGCCCGACAAGGGTTTCGTGCACTGCTTTGGCTGCGGCGAACATTACAACGCCATCGGCTTTGTGATGCGCATGGAGCGCTGCGACTTCGTGACCGCCTGCCACAAGCTGGGCGGTCACGACATGGGGATACAGGCCAAGCAGGCCGTGCGTTCTGCACCGCGTCGTCGCGAAGCGCCGGCCGAAGGCGTGTGGGTGCCGATTTGCCCGGTACCGGATGACGCGCCACGCTGGTTGCCTGGCGTGAAGGGGCGCGTGTGGAACATTAAGCGCGGGCGTTGGTGGGAAGGCCTGGCGCCGTCTCGCGCCGATGCCTATCTCGATCCTGACGGCGCCCTGTTGGGCTATGTGCTGCGGGTGGATATGGGCGATGACGACAAGATCACGCCGGTGGTCACGTGGTGCATCGGTCCTCATGGACAGGCGCAATGGTGCCTGCAGACGTTCCCTGATCCGCGTCCGCTGTTCGGGCTCGATCAGTTAGCGGCAAAGCCAAGTGCACCAGTGTTGATAGT